CCGCTGATTTGTCAGTTCAAATACTCTGCGAATCACTTCTGCTTCGTCCTCTACAATCACCAGTTCTTTCTTATTTTCAGGATTGATTCGATACCCATAAGGTGCAGATCCACAGCAATACTCACCTTTTCCTCGTCTGGTACTGACTGCCGATTTTACCTTTACAGACTGGTCTTTCACATAAAAATCTGCGATCAGTCCTTTAAACTGTACTTCGATGTCGGAACTCTTTCCTATATAATCTTTAGAATCATATCGGTCTGAGATAGAAATAAATCGTACTCCCAGGAATGGAAAAATCTGTTCCAGATAAGTTCCCATCTCAATATAGTTTCTGGCAAAACGTGAAAAATCTTTTACCACAATACACTGCACTTTATTCTCCCTAGCAAGTTCCAGAACCTGCTTAATTGCCGGACGCTCCATACTGGAACCAGAATATCCATCGTCGTAGAACTCCTGAAATGGCATAGAAGCCAGTTCCGGGATATTGGAAATATAATCTTTTACCAGTTTTCTCTGATTGATAATGCTGTTACTTTCTCCCTCTGAATCATCTTCCATGGAAAGACGGTAATATCCAATAATCAGTTTCTGATCACTCATGTTCTACCGCCCCCTTAAACCCGAAGTTGATTTCCAGTCTGCCATCACCATACAGATACATACTTTCAATCAAGCCCTCTGCAAGTTCCGCATTGATTCTGGTTGTCCCATCCAGTTCCAACAGACTTCGTAAAAATCTGGCTTCTTTTTTCTGTTGTTTTTCCAGCTTTCGTATGGTCTGCTCCAGAGACTTCTTTCTCTCTTCACAAAACTCTTTCCAGTTATTACGGTCATCTTTCATTTCTATATAGGCTTCTTTGGAAAATTCACCCTCTTTATATTTCATAAATGCCTGTGCCAGTTTTTCTGAACGTCTTTCCATATCTGCATCCAATTTTCTGATCTCAGTTTGAATCTCATTGATTTTGGAAAGAAATACCGCACTGCTTATAGCAGACATATCCTTTTTCCGCAATCCAGATAACTGAAACTGTCTGGTTAGCTCCAAACGGACAATTTTCTGCAGCTTCTCTTCGGAAATAGATTTGTGACTACATTTTCTTTCATCCCGATACCAGGCAGCATTGCAAAAGTAATACACATTGCCTCTGTATCTACGTGTACACATTTTCCGCTTACAATCACCACAATAGAATACATTGTAAAATGCTCTTTCATCATCTTCCCACCCTGCAGTAGTTTTTGTTGCTTTCTGTTGTGCTGCTTTTAGCCTGACCTGTGCTTTTTCAAACAATTCTCTGCTAATAATTGGCTCATGGGCATTTGGCGTAATAATCCACTGGCTCTCGTCCAATATGTCACACCATTTTTCACCTCTTTGAAATCTGGATTCATATTTTCTCTGAACCAGATCGCCATAATAATTATTCCGGTTCAGCACTGCACGTATCGAAGAATTTCCCCACTGATGAAGGTTCTCTCCGTCCTGACAGTACACATGATGATATTGGTTATAATCTGAAATCCGATGTACCCTATCCTCAAACAGCCTGTCAATAATGCTCTGTACGCCATCTCCCGAAGCATATTCTTCAAAAATCCTGCGGACAATCTTTGCAGCTTCCGGTTCCACCATCAACTTATAAATTCCATTTATCTTTTCCACACAATATCCATATGGAGCTGTAGATCCCACATACTCACCATTTTTCTGTGCAATACGTTTCGCTGCCCGTTCTTTTGCGGAAATGTCTTTCGCATAAGCATCATTCACCAGATTCTTGATATTCATGGATAATTCCTGATTCTTGGCATCCGGTGCAAATGAATCATAGTTGTCACATACAGAAATAAACCGCACTTTCATAAAAGGAAGAATCTTTTCCAGATAGTTGCCAGTTTCGATATAATTTCTTCCAAATCGTGAGAAATCCTTTACCAGAATACAGTTTATTTTACCTTCCCTGACATCATTCATCATCCGTTCAAATCCCGGTCTGTCAAAATTTGTTCCGGTTTTTCCCAGATCAGAATAAATGTTATATACAGCAATTTCATACTCTCTGTTCGGATTTTCATTGTGCTTCTGAATGAACTCTTTTATCAGCGTAACCTGTGTTTCAATAGATTCTGACTTTTTTTCATCACTGTCTACGGATAATCTGACATAAATTGCAGCCATACATACCGGAATCCCAAGAACTTTCTTCTCTGTGTTTTTCTTATATCTTTTTGCTGTCCTTGCCATTTATCTCGCCTCTTTCCTGCACTCTGTCCGGTGTTCCGCATAAAACCGTCTTATGACTTTCATTTTCTCAATCATATCCTGATAACGGATGTGAATTTTAATTTGCTTATTTTCATAAATATAAATTTTATCTACGGTCAGTGCCAGCAATGTGCGATCCAGTTCTTTGATTTCCAGTGATTTCTTCCAGTCCTCCAACTGAACGGTTGCAGACACTCCACCCTCAAACATTTGCTTTACCAATTTTTTCTGATTCTCAATCATCTGCTCCAGTTCTTCACATTTTCTTCCGTAACTTTCCCGAAAATCATCGAACTCTTCTTTGCTGATCAGTCCCTCTTTCAAGTCATCACCTAAAGACGCTTTCAGACTGTAATAGCGGTTATATTCTTCCTGCAACTTACTAATCTGCGTATCATAACCGATTACCTGATCGTAACTGACTTTCATTTCACAAAGTTCTTCCATAATCATCTGATAGTCTACAAAAAGTGCCGTATATGCCTGAATCTCTTTCAACACAATTCTTTTCAGCACCTCTTCCGAAATACTGTGTCTGGTGCAATCTCCACCTTTGTTCTTTGTCTGGCAGATATAAAAGGCTTTTTTCTTCCCCTTATACTGATTTACCCTGCGTATCATCGGTGTCTTGCAATCTCCGCAAAACACAAATCCCGAAAAAAAGTTTGCACTGTCTGATGTTTTCGATGCCCTGCCATCATATTGAAGCAGTTTCTGAACCACATCAAAATCATTCTGCCTGATAATTGCCGGATGCGTATTTTCTACTTTCACCCACTCTGATTCTGGCTTATCCAGGCGTTGCTTTACTTTATAGCTGATTCGTTCCTGCTTGCCCTGTACCATGTTTCCAATATAGACTTCATTGGTCAGAATCCTTTTGATCTGCACTGCCGACCATTTCGGTGTATCTGAACTATGGAATCCGGAATTGTAATTTTCACCATTTGCCTTTTTATATTCTTTTGGCGACTGCACATGACGTACATTCAGTTTTTCTGCGATTGCTCCAAGACTGAATCCATCAATTTTCCACGAAAATATTTTTCTTACAATATCTGATGCATAAGAATCAATCACCAGACAATTCTTATTCTCTGGATCTTTGCAGTAACCATACGGGGCAAACGCTCCAATAAATTCACCTTTTTCACGTTTGATTTTCTGGTGGCTTCGCACTTTACCGGAAATGTCCCGGCAATAGCTTTCATTTACAAAATTTTTGATTGGAACAACAAATGACTTTTCTGAAAAATCTGCTGTTTTACTGTCAAACTGGTCTGTAACTGAAATAAAACGCACATTTAAAGCCGGGTAGGTCTTTTCGATCCATCGCCCGGCTTCTATATACTCTCTTCCGAATCTGGATAAGTCTTTTACAATCACGCAGTTTACTTTTCCAGCTTCTATATCAGTTGTCATTCGTTTAAACTCAGGTCGGTCAAAATTTCCTCCTGAGTATCCGTCATCCACATATATATCAAAGATCTGAATATCCGGCTGGCTTTTTACAAAGCTCCGAAGTAACTCTCTCTGATTTGCAATGCTGTTGCTCTCTGACTTCGCATCGCCCTCTTCCATATCATCTTTCGATAATCGAAGATACAATGCAGCATCGTATATATCTGGCATATTCATTTGCATCTGTTCCATTTTACATCGCTCCCAACTTACTTATTCCATTGAATTTGAAGTCAGAAACCATGTATCACGTTCATTTTCCCTGACCTCACATTAACATAACATCTGTACCTTTGCAAGACATTTTAATACATCAACTCCGTCCTTTTTCTCAGATAATCACTAATGGCATCTGTGGCATCCATTTCTCCTGTCATCTCCACAACCACTACATATCCTTCATTCATGTGAGCATACGGCTGATCGCCGGATTTATCCAGAAAAGTTTCCACTTTCTCAGAAATAGCTTTATCCATATCAGGAATTAAATCTTCAATGTCCTTTAACTGCTCCAGATCAACACTGGAATCTATTACTGACTGATTCACCATGAT